CTGGAATATCGATGACACTTATGGTACTCAAGCAACCCTCATGGATTTTTTCTCATGAACAAAGAATGTATGAATTGTTGGACTCTATACAAGGGTCAAAACAAAAAGTTTTGTAGTCGTAAATGTTTTAACGTGTTTAATCAAAGGAAAGGAAAATCATGGACTCAATAGAGGTATTGAATCATAGAAAGTTTGTAGATAGTGTGACCAGTGAAGCCACTAAGGATTGTGATACGTTCATCGAAAGGTTGGATGAGTTGCAAGAAAATCCCAAGTGGAATGAACCTCAAAGGTTACTTACAGGTGCAATTGGTATTTGCTCTGAAGGTGGAGAGTTACTAGATATAGTAAAGAAGCTCTTGTTTCAGGGTAAACAACCAACTGCCGAGTTGAGAGTAAAACTCAAGAACGAGTTGGGTGATGTTATGTGGTATGCTCAGCAAATCATGATTTCAATGGGATGGACATTGGAAGAGGTACTTGCAGAGAATACGAGGAAATTGTCTGGTAGATATCCAGATGGTTTCGATACTGAAAAATCTGAAAATCGTGAGGGTGAATGAATCTTAGTCAATTTATAAAGGAGTCAGGTAATGAATATGCTTCCGTTGTCGATGACGGAGTTGCCGCTGGTGATGTCAACAGCTATATTGACACTGGCAGTTTTCTTTTTAACGCTCTACTCTCTGGTACTATTCATGGGGGTCTTCCTTCAAACAAAATCACAGCACTGGCGGGCGAGTCGGCCACTGGCAAAACGTATTTTGCGTTGGGGATGGTCAAGAATTTTCTGGACTCTAATCCTGACGCTGGTGTTTTGTATTTTGAGTCTGAATCTGCTATACCTAAAGAACTTATAGTCAATCGTGGTATAGATCCAAAAAGAATGGTCATTCTTCCTGTAGTTACCATACAGGAGTTCCGTACACAAGCAATCAAGATTCTAGATGCATATCTAGAAGAGAATGAACAGAAACCAATGATGTTCGTTCTGGATTCTCTTGGTAATCTTTCAACTACGAAAGAACTTGCAGACACAGCTGCAGGATCAGACACAAGGGACATGACTAGATCCCAAATCATCAAAGCTGCATTTCGTGTACTGACTCTCAAGTTAGGTCGTGCAAATGTTCCTTTGATCGTTACAAATCACACCTATGATGTGATAGGTGCATATATGCCCACGAAAGAGATGGGTGGTGGTTCTGGACTCAAGTATGCAGCCAGTTCCATAGTTTACTTGTCCAAGAAGAAGGACAAGGATGGTACAGAAGTTGTGGGTAATATCATTCATTGTAAAAATCAGAAATCCAGACTGACAATTGAAAACAAGATGGTCGATGTCAAGTTAGGATATCAGAGTGGAATTGACAGATATTATGGGCTCTTAGAGTTTGGTGAGAAACATGGTGTGTTTCAAAGATCTGGTAATCGATACGACATGAATGGTACTCAGTTGTATGGTAAATCAATCTATGCAGATCCAGAAAAATACTTCACCGAAGATGTGATGAAAAAACTGGATGAGGCAGCCGAACAGGAGTTTACTTATGGACAGGTGGATTCGGACGTATCCGAAGATATTTGATAAGAAGGAATGTGACGGCCTCATAGAGTACTTTGAGGCTGCCATAGACCATCATGAAGAAACCAGAATGCCAGGTCACAGACATTTCTGGGAGTTGAATCTCATGGATCATGGTGGCAAGAATGAGATGAATCTGGAACTGTATAATCGGTTTCATAGTATTATGGATAGATACAAAATTGAAACTAAACTGCATCCCAAGCAGTGGCCTGAAAAATATTCTTGGGAAGCCTTACGAATGAAAAAATATGAGAGAGATAGTTCTTTTTTTCTGGATCATGTTGACGTTGGCGATTATGAGTCTGCACGGCGTTTTCTGGTATTCTTTGTCTACCTTAATGATGTGGCTGTAGGTGGAGAGACAGAGTTTGTCAGTTTAGACTTGAAAGTTACCCCAGAGTATGGTAAAGTACTAGTGTTTCCTGCTACATGGGAATTTATTCACAGGGGCAATGCTCCAGTGGGTCAAGACAAATATATTTTAGGGAGTTATTTGCATTATGTATAAAAAAGGATATACACCAAAAGATATAAATCACCCAGACTACTTTGGTGACTTTAGTTGGGCTAAAGTTATCGGACTAGGTTGTGTGTTTTTAATTTTAATGTTTATCATAGGAGTATTGTTTTGAATGATTTGAAATTTACAACAGCAGGTGATTATATGTCTGATGCTAAAAGTGAGTACAAAGATATAGAAACAGTCAAATACTCATTTGTGGTCCGTGATAATGACGAGACTGAATTTACTGCAATTCGTATTGATGAGGGTAAATTCAAAGGAGTTATCTATGGCTACAATGAGGTTGGAGTAGGTGAGGAAACAGATGATGGTGGTTTAAATTTACATTTTACAATAATTCCTTGTAAAAGTGAAAACAATAATCACATTGAATTTGAAGAAGAGTTTCACAAAATTTGTGGAGACATTTTAATATCATGTATGGAAAAAGGCCTAAGAAAGGAGGATGAAGTTGACATTATCTACAGAGACAGCAATTCTGAGTCACTTGCTGACGAACGAAAATTATACAAGGAAAGTCTTACCATTTCTGAAGAATGAGTATTTTGAAAAAAGTGAGAACAAAATCATCTTTGATGAGTTCTATAAATTCATGGACGAATACAATGCATTACCTTCAAAGGAGGCATTACACATTGAGATAGAGAAAAGGAATGATCTAAATGAAGAAACTTGGAAGAATGCTCAGGAGGCTCTCAGTTCCATGGCAGCTGAGGATGTTGATGAAAGATGGTTGGTCAATGTTACAGAACGATATTGCAAAGATCGGGCCATTCACCTTGCAGTCCTTGAGGGAATCCACATTATTAATGGTGATGACAAGACTCGCAACGCTGATAGTCTGCCTGATCTTTTATCCAGCGCTCTTTCTGTTAGTTTCGATAGCTCTGTCGGGCACGACTATATTGATGACGCCTCTGATCGTTTTGAGTTTTATCATACGAAAGAGGAAAGAATACCTTTCGATCTTTCATTCTTCAACGAGATAACCAATGGAGGGCTTCCTAACAAAACTCTTAATATTTGTCTTGCTGGAACTGGTGTCGGTAAGTCTCTTTTTATGTGCCATCAAGCTGCTAATATCTTGATGCAGGGACACAATGTTCTATATGTGACAATGGAGATGGCAGAAGAGAGGATTGCAGAACGTATTGATGCAAACCTCATGGACTTGACAATGGATGAGTTGCATAGTCTACCAAAGCAGACATTTGAAAGTTCAGTTGACAAAATCAAAAACAAGACCAAGGGAACTCTGGTCGTGAAAGAGTATCCTACTGCATCGGCCCATGTGGGTCACATCAGAGGATTACTCAAGGAACTTGCTCTCAAGAGACAATTCGTTCCTAAGATAATTTTCATAGATTATCTAAATATTTGTGCATCATCTAGATTTAAGGCAAATGCAAATGTCGGATCATACTTCTATATTAAAGCGATTGCAGAAGAGTTGCGAGGACTTGCTGTGGAATGTGACTTACCAATCGTATCGGCTACACAAACGACTCGCTCGGGATATCAAAATTCTGATATCGGATTGGAGGATACCAGTGAGAGCTTTGGTCTTCCTGCTACAGCGGACTTCATGTTCGCTCTCATCCAAACTGAAGAGTTGGAACAACTTAATCAGATTCTCGTTAAGCAACTCAAAAATCGGTACAATGATCCCACGAAGAACAAAAAGTTCGTTGTCGGAATCGATAGAGCGAGAATGAAGTTGTATGATTGTGAACAGTCTGCACAAGAAGACATTCTAGATTCTGGTCAAGATGATACTCCTGCCTTCGATAAAGCCTTAGATACCACCGATTGGAAGTTCAATTAATATAAATACTTAACAGTATATTATATTCACATGGGAACTTGATACAACTTGCCTTTACTGTCTCTGGTTCCCTTTTTTCTAAAACAAAATGCAAACATTCAAACAATATATCTCAGAGGGCAGAAGCACTGGTGAGGATATGGAAGAAGCTATCGTTGGTGTTTGGAATGGCACTTACGATACTGAATACATGAGACAGGGTGCAGAAAAGGTAGTTGAATTTCTCAAAATGAAAGGTGTAACTGGTAAAGCAGAGGTGTTAGGTGCATCTCAACTTCAAGTCTCATCTAAGTGGTCTGAATATTGGAAACCAGATAAAGTCCCAGCAGCAACTAAAACTCCCAAAACAGATATAAAAATAGGTAGGTATAAAATTTCATTGAAATCTGGACCATCTGCTCAACTGATGAGTGGGGGGAGAAATGAATCAAGAGCTACATTTTACACAGCAGTAGATAAGGTTGGAGTGGTAGAAGATAAGTTCGTTAAACCTCTTGAGGATATGGTGAATAACTTAGCACCATCCAGCGTGGCTGCATCAAATTTAGATCAAGCAATTAAAGATGCAAAAGACAAAGCAGTGATGACTGCAAATGCAGCTCATAAACTTTTCAAAACAGATTTGCAATCATATTTTAATACCAATCCAGATTTTGCAGATGCATTTGCATACGAAGCAATGTCAGGAGAGGTAAAATTTGGTGGTAACGAAGGAACGGCAGATTGGTTTTTGACAACATCTTGGGATGGAAATAAAGTAAATTTTGTTCCCACAAGTGATAAAGACTATGTGTCTCATGTTGCTAGAAAAATGAATCCCTCTGTAAGATTCAAAACCACATCAGTAAAAAAACGTGGAGTAAAAACTGGTGAATACAGATATTGGTCTGTAGTAGGTTTGATTGTGAATAAGCTTGATGAGGGATTTGCCCCATACGAAGGTCAAGTTTTGACTGAGGGAATTTTGGATAAAGTAAAAGGAATGATACGAGGTTTAGTATCTTTTGTCAAAAAACTTTTTCTGAAGATAAAAAGGTTTGTAAAAAAATCATATAGAAATCTTATAGAATTTTTGGAATTTGAACCTGAGATGAGTGTCAATACCAATGTT